AGTTTTCTGTGCGAAAGTCAAGGTTATCAGCCAAGGGGTTCCACAATGGAACACCGGCAAAAATTGCCGTATAATCGGCTAGGAGACACTATCATGGGTAAACGAGGACCGAAACCGACGCCGACAAAGATTCTTGAGCTTCGCGGCTCGCGGCTCGTCAGAAACCGCGCTAACGAAATATCTCCATCGACTGAGGGTGCAGATACTTTAAAGCCGCCGTCGTGGCTCACAGGGCGCATAGCGGCCGCAGAATGGCGTCTCCGGCGTGGCGAGCTTGCCGCCCTTGGCATGATGACCGCCGCCGATGTCCAAATGCTTGGGCTATGGTGCCAAACGGTGCAGGATTACGCCGACTGCCGGGAGATTATTGCGCGCGAAGGCCGGGTCTGCATCGGCGCGAACGGCGCGCCGTATCAACACCCCGTGATTGGGCAAATGCACCAGGCCATAGCAAACATGCAAAAGCTATCGCCTCGATTTGGGTTCACGCCGGCCGACCGCGTTGGGTTGTCGGCGGAAAACCCGAAAGCCGAAGACGAGTTCGCCCAATTCGTAGCCCGGAAGCACGCTGCGCGTGGATGAATGGGTTTCCAGGCTGACCCAAAGCCAGCGCGAGCGGTGGGAATTGGGCTATGCCGCCGCGCTGGCGGAGGGCTGGGCCGACCGGATTCGCGGCTTTAACGACGTTTTGGCGGTCGCCGAGGGGTGCTATTTCTCCGAGGACGCTGCCCAGCACGTCTGCGAGTTCTTCCAGCGGTTCCTTTCGCTGTCGAAATCGAGGTGGAAAGGGCAGGCTTTCGAGCTAATTCCATGGCAAAGAGACCTGCTAGAAACCGCTTTTGGTTGGATAAGAGACGACGGAACGCGCCGATTTCGCATCGTTTACGTCGAGATTCCGAAGAAAAACGGTAAATCCGGCCTTGCGTCGGGGCTTGCGCTTTATATGCTGACGGCTGACGGCGAAAACACGCCGGAAGTCTACGGCGCCGCTATCGACCGCGACCAGGCCGGCATTGTGTACGACGAGGCGGCGCGCATGGTGCGGTCCTCGCCTCGGCTGGCGTCTCTGCTCCAGGTTCGCGATTCAGTCAAGCGCATTCGCTACCCAGGCAAAGACGGCATCTATCGCGTGCTGTCGGCCGACGTCAAGAAACACGAGGGCTTGGACATTTCAGCGGCCATCGTGGACGAATTGCACGCGCATAAAAACCGCACGCTCTGGGATACGTTGCGATATGGCGGCGCGGCGCGGGCGCAGCCGTTGTTTTTCGTGATTACGACGGCTGGCGAGTATGACCCGACCAGCATCGGCTGGGAACAGCATGAATACGCGATGCGGGTGCGAGATGGGGTGTACGAAGACTGGGAATATCTGCCGGTGATATACGCCGCCGACGAAAACGACGACTGGACCGCGCCCGAGACATGGCGAAAAGCTAACCCGTCGATAGGTTACACAATCAAGGAGGCCGATTTCGCCGCTCAGGTGCGGGAGGCGTTGAACAGTCCGACGAAGCAGGCGCAGTTCAAGCGGTACAGGTTGAACATTTGGGTGCAGACCGAAGACGCATATTTCAATATTCTGGAGTGGCAAAAGTGTGGCGAGCAGTTCACGCTAGACGATATGGAGGGCCGGGAATGCTACGGCGGCATGGACCTGTCCAGCAAAGACGACCTGACCGCCTTCTGGCTGGCGTTCCCGCCTGTTGACGGCGATGAGTTCTATCGGCTCATGGGGTGGTTCTGGCTCCCGCGCGCGGGCATCGTCGAGAAGGCTCGCAGGCAGGGCGTTCCATACGACGCCTGGGCGATGAATAACTACATTGAGTTGACCGAGGGCAATGTTATCGACCTTCGGTGGATTCGCAAGCGCATTGTCGAGGTGTCGCATCGGGTTTCGTTGCAAGAGTTGTGCTTCGACCCGTATCGAGCGACGGAAATCGTCCAGGCGTTGAAGGACGAGGACGGGATAAACGTTATCGAGCATCGCACGGGGACATTGAGTATGTCGCCGTGCATGAACGAGATGCAGCGGCTGATATTGACGAACGAAATACGGCACACCAATAACCCCTGTATGACGTGGCAGATTTCAAACGTCGTCGCTCATACCGACACGTCTGGCAACGTCAAGCCGGACAGAAAAAACACGAAGAAGAAAATCGACGGCCCTGTAGCCGCAATGATGGGGCTTGGGCGCGCGGTGCTGAGTCGGCAGAATGTAATCAGCGTGTACGAGAAGTCGAGCATTTTCTTGTGAGGGGACCGGAATGAACAATCATCGTCCGCAGATCGAAATCAAGCCCGTGTGCCCGGCTTGCGGGGGGCCATATCTCAGGTATGGCGCGGTCGGGCAGGTAATTTACCGAGAGTGCAAGCGGTGCGGGCACCGCGGTAAAACTATGCGCGTGGAACAGAATAAAAATTCCTGATTCAGGAATTTGACCGCATCATTTCCGCAATCTTTCGGCTATAATAGTCGCATCGGACAAGGACGTCCGAATATTTGCAAATAGGGCGGCTTCGCTGTGCGGGCGAAGCCGCCTCGCAAAACAATGCGGCAAAGGATTGCGGAATGACCGTCCTCGATTGGTACAACGCGCTAATTGAGCTTTTGAACGCCTTCATTGCGTGGATTGAGTCCATTCTGGGCTTCTCCCTGTAACCGTTGGGCGTTCTGGACTGGATACGCGGCACTGGCCGCGATAAACGGGCGCGGATTTCAGAGAATCCCGATTGGTTGCGCACGTTTAACACGCAGGCGGGCGTTCATGTTGACGCCGAGAGTGCGCTTTCGTTCCCTGCCGTCTTGCAGGCGGTCCGCATTCTCGCGGAGGGCATCGCCCAGCTTCCCATGATGGTCTACCGCCGGGATGCGGCCGACCCCCGCAACCGTGAAGTCGCGCGCGACCATCCGTTGTATCGCGTGCTGCATTTCCAGCCCAATCCCGAGCAAACGCCTTTCGAGTTCAAGCAGGCTCAGCAGGTTGACCGCACTCTACGCGGCACGTCCTACGCTGAAATTGTGCGGGACGGTAGCGGGAGCGTAAAGCAGCTTTGGCATCTCCCGTTCCGATACGTTCGGCCTATTGTTAAAGACGGCAAGCGGTTTTATGCGGTAAGCGATCCAGCAATCCCACAGAAATCTTATGTACTGCCCGAGAGCAAGGTATTGCGCACGCCTGGGTTCTGCGAGGGCGGTCTGTTCGGCCTCGACGTTATCACTCGGTCGAAAGAGGCCATCGCCTACGGCATGAGCCTTAACCAGTTCGGCGGGGCGTTCTTCAATAATGCCGCTACCCCGAGCGGGGCGATTGTTTTGCCGCCTGGCAAGCAGCTAAGCGACTCGGCCCGCAAGCAGCTTCGCGCGGAACTTGAAAATTCCTACACCGGCCTTGCCAACGCGCATCGAATCATGCTTTTGCAGGAAGGCGCTGAGTTCAAGACCATCGGCGTGACGCCGCAAGAGGCGCAGTACCTTGAGGCGCGGAAGTTTTCCGTACTCGAAGTCGCGCGCATATTCAATATCAAGCCGCACCTTCTTATGGACCTTGACCGCGCGACGTTCTCCAATATTGAAGCGCAGGGCGAGGAGCATGTCCGCTATACGCTTGGCCCTTGGTTCCAGCGCATCGTTGAACCGATGAACATTCACCTCGTTACGCCCAGCGAGCAAATGAATGTTTTCGTCGAGTTCCTTACCGACGCCCTGTTGAAGCCCGACACCAAAGCGCGATACGAAGCCTATAACGTGGCGTTGCAGGCTGGGTTCATGACGCGAAACGAGGTGCGGCAACGCGAAAACCTGCCGCCTATCGACGGCCTCGACGACGCCTTGTATCCGGCGAACATGATTAAAGAAGGCGACGAGCGCCCGACGCCTGGGACACCGGCGCCGGCGCCCACGCGCGAGGCGCGCGAGCAGGCCGCCCCGAAGCCGCCGACCAAGCGCGAGCTGCAGAACAAGGTCAAGGCGCGCCAGCAGCTTGAGAAATCGTTCCAGCCTGCCATACGTGACGCGGCGAAGAGGGCTGTGCGGGCCGAAGTCCGGGAAATCCGGAAGCTGGTGAAGAAATACCTCGGCCGCCGCGATTCCGTCCAGTTCCTTGACCAGTTGCGCGAGCTTACGAAGTCGCTTCCGGCTATCTATCGCAACCAACTCGAAAGCATTCTCCGCACGTATACCGAGGCAATTGCGCAGGCTGCCAGCGTCGAGGCTGGGATCGAGCTTACGGAAGAGTTGCGCGCGGGCGCGGAAGGCTGGTTCCGCGCATACATGGACAACCTCGTCGAAGTGCTACCTGAGAAGCATTACCAGCGGCTTGCGGGACTGCTCGACGGCGTAGACGGCGACCCGGAAGAGATTATCGAAGACCAGTTGAAAGAGTGGGAAGAAAATGAGGCAGACAGCATCGCCGACCGCGAGACAAACACCGCAGGCGAGGGCGTAAGCCGCGCGCTGTGGACCTTAGCAGGCATCACTCTTTTCGTGTGGGTAACGTCGGGCGATTCGTGCCCGCTGTGTCAAGAAATGGACGGGAAAGTTGTCGGCGCCGAGCGGACGTTCGTTTCGGCCGGCGACATCGTTGACCCCCAAGACGGGTCAACGGCGCCGTTGAAAGTGAAAAGCAAAGTGTTTCATCCGCCGTTGCACAAGGGTTGCGATTGCGCGGTGACGGTTTTCTAGGAGCCGATGATGGAAAAGCGCAGACTTGGGTTTAGCGAGCTTGAAGTTAGGTATGAATCAGACCAGCAAGAGACTGGAGAGCTGCGGGGATACGCTGCCCTTTTCGGTTCTGAGGCGGTTATTGGCGGCGCGTTCCGTGAGGTGATTGCCCCCGGCGCGTTCGCCCGCAGTTTGCGCGAATACGACCAGGTTGCGCTTTGGAATCACGACACCGCCTTGCCGTTGGCCCGGAAGTCAGAGGGAACGCTTGCGCTCATGGAAGACGACCGCGGTTTGGCGTTCTCGATGAAGCTTGGGGAAACGAGCTGGCAAAAGGATGCGCAGATCGCCATTCGCCAGCGCGACGTAAAAAACATGAGTTTTGGATTCGATGTTTTGCGCGACGAATGGAGCAAGCCGGACGAAAACGGATTGCAGCTGCGCACCATCAAGGAAGTCCGCCTATACGAAATATCGCCAGTCACTTTCCCAGCTTACGCCGACACAACTGTTGAGGCGAGGGCGATTATGGAACGGGCTGGCGTTTTACCGGACGCCACCACCTCGACGCCGCCCCCAGCGGGGCACCTCGACGCCGGAGCAGAAGGTGCTGAACAGAGGAAGGCCGCCCAAGCCGCACGGATGCGCGCTTTGGAGTTGGCCGAAGCAGAAATGTGGAGACTCAAGGATGAGCAAGGTTATTGAGCTACAGGAGCGGCGTAACAAACTCGTCGCGGATTGTCGTTCGCTTTTGCAGGCGAACCCTGACGGGTTTGACGCCGAAAATGAAAAGCGTTACGACACGATGTTCGCCGATGCGAACAATTTGAAAGACCAAATCGAGCGACTTGTGCGCCAGGAGCAGGCCGAGGCGGAGATTGCCGCTGTTGAAGCCCGCGCTGCGCAAACGGCCGCGACGACCGAAGTGCCCCATGCCGAGGGCAAATACGAAGAGGCGTTCCGTCATTGGTTAAAGACCGGCGAGCGGCGCGCGCATCAGTTTGACTCGAACACGACCGGCGGTTACACCGCTGCGCCCGAGCAGTTTGTCGCCGAGCTTATCAAGTTCGTCGATAACGCTGTCGTTATCCGCCCGCTTGCCCGCAAGCTGACGGTGAGCGGCGCTCACAGCCTCGGCGTCCCGTCGCTCGACACCGACATCGACGATGCCGAGTGGACGAGCGAACTCGGCGTCGAAGAGGCGAGCGACCTTGCGTTCGGTAAGCGCGAGCTTCATCCGAGCAAATTGTCCAAGCTGGTGAAAGTTTCCAAGAAGCTACTGAGCCAATCGGCGCTTAACGTTGAGTCGCTTGTGCGTGATCGGCTCGCCTACAAGTTCGCTATTGCAGAGGAAAAGGCGTTCCTTACCGGCAATGGCGTAGGCCAGCCGCTTGGCTTGTTCACCGCCACCTCGAACGGCATCAGCACCGGCCGCGACGTGTCCACCGGCAACACCACCACGGCTATCAAGTTCGATGGTCTGATGGAAGCCAAGGGCACGCTGAAGCAGCAGTATCGGTCGAGCGCCCGCTGGTTGTTCCACCGCGATGCGATTACCAAGCTGTCCAAGGAAAAGGACGGCGCGGGTAATTACATCTGGCGCGAATCGACCCGTGTCGGCGAGCCCGACCGCATTCTTGGCCTGCCGGTTCTCGAATCGGAATACGTGCCGAACACGTTCACCTCGACTCAGTACGTCGGGCTTCTCGGCGACTTCTCGTTCTACTGGATTGCCGACTCTCAAATGATGGAAGTCCAGCGCCTGAACGAACTGTATGCCGCCACCGGCCAAATCGGTTTCATCGGCGACGCTTACGTGGACGCTATGCCCGTCCTCGAAGAAGCGTTTGTCCGCGTGAAGCTGGGCTAAGGAGAAAACGAAATGCCTAACCTTAGTGACAGCGTTGGACTGATTAAGGTCCAAGACCATACGACGGCGAACACGACCACCGTCACCTCTGACGCCATCGACATGCTTGGCTACGAGGGCGTGCTTATTCTCACGTCCTTCGGCACTGCGGCGGCCAACAACACCGTCAAGGTGCAGCAGTCCAGCGACGATGGCTCGACCGACGCCTATAGCGACCTCGAAGGCACGTCGGTTGTCTCCGGCACGTCTGACGAAGATGTGTGGGTTGACGTTGTGAAGCCGACCAAACGTTACCTAAAGCTGGTTGCCGCGCGCGGTACGTCCTCGACGCTTGAAAGCATCTGGGCGATTCGTTACGGCGCTCGCAAGCAGCCTGTTGACAACACCACGTCGGGCACCATCATCGGCGAGGCTCACGTCTCTCCGGCTGAGGGCACGGCTTAAATCCTACGCCCACCACCCCATCCCCCGTGAGCGGGGCGGCGGCTATCTCCCTGGCCGCCGCCCCATTACGAAAAAGGAAATTACGCGATGTCTTACAACGCATCGAATTATACCGAGCAAGGCGGCGCGGTCACCGTTATCGGCGGCGAACTTCGCATCGCCTCTGGCGCGACGATTACCGCTGCTGGCACGCAGGCGTCTTATGTCGCCGATGTCGCCACGACCGGCGTGTATGCCGACGACGACGACGCCATTGTTGCAGCTATCAACGCGCTTAAAGACGCGCTCGTTGGCGCTGGCATCATGGCCGCGAGCTAATCCGATGGCGTATTTCAAGCGATACGCCATCTCGGTCACGACGGCTGGCGACGCGTCTGCGACAGGCTACACCGATGAGCCTGTCAACGGCTACATCCATTCGATTCAGTACGTCAAGACGGATTTTGCCGACGGCGTTGATTTCGACGTGACCGGCGAAGTCAGCGGTATTGAAGTGCTGAATCAGGATAACGTCAACGCTTCGACCGTTGTTTATCCCCGCGTGCAAGTTCAAAGCACGACCGGCACCGCGTCAACTTACGACGGCACGCGCGCGGTGCAAGACAAAATCGTTATTGCAAACGAGCGGTTAAAGTGGGTTGTCGCTTCGGGCGGCGCTGCGAAAACCGGAACGCTCTACATCATTGTCGGCGGATAATTCGTGAACTGGTACACATCGCTTGACGACGTAAAAACGCGGCTCGGTATAACGGCCACGACCGACGACGCCTTGCTCGGCATGCTTATCGAGCAGGCGAGTCGGGACGTAGACGAATATTGCGGGCGGCATTTCTACGTTGAAACGGCGACGCGATACTTCGACACCGGCAAATGGTGGGATCGTTTTTATACTGACGACCTGCTATCGGTGTCTAGCTTTACGGTTGACGCCGAGCTTGACGATACTTGGACCGGCGAGACTTGGACGGCATCAGACTATTACCTGATGCCGGACAATTCTTGGCCCAAGACTATCGTCATGATTGCGCGCGAGGGCGACTATTGGCTCCCGCGCAACGTGGCGAAGTACGTCAAGATAACGGGCTCGTTCGGCTACGGCGACGGGCTTCGGCAGTCGCCGGTCGATTCGATTACGCAGACGATTACGGTCGGAAGCACTACGGCGACCACGGTCACGGCGTCGGCGTCCGGAGTTAAAGCTGGATGGACGTTGCTCGTTGGGTCTGAACAGATGTTTGTGTCGTCAGTGTCGGGCACCACGCTGACGTGCAAGCGCGGCGTAAACGGAACTACTGCGGCAACGCATTCGACGGCGGCGGCATCGGTGTATTGCTACCCGACTTCGGTTAAGCGATACGTTGAAATAATGGCGAGCCAAGAGTACGGCGACCGGTTCCGGCACGGCCTGATACAGGAGCGCATCGGCAACTACAGCTATCAGCGCACGACGCCGGATAGCGAGTGGAAGACTGCGCAGCGCGTGCTGGGCGGCGTTAAGCGGGTGCGGACGTGAGCTACCTCGGCCTCCTCAACACAACCTGCGCTATCTACCGAAACACCGCGACGACAGACGGCCCGTATGGCGGCCAGACCTTAACGCTGCAATCGTCCGGCGTTAAGTGTCGGCTGGAAATGATGTCGGCGCGCGAGATGGTAGGCCAGGCGCAGGCGGTTGTCAGCACGCATCGGCTTTTTCTCCCGGCGTCTGTGGATATTCGGCCCGAGGACGTTGTGCAGGTCTCCAGCGTGGACTACTTGGTCCAGTTCGTTGACGATTCGCCCGGGGGCAAAGCGCACCATATTGAGTGTATGTGCAAGAGGGTGGCGTGAGATGGGGCGCATACAAATCGTAATGAATCGCGGACTGCTACGGAACATTTTCGGCGCCACCGACAAGGTTGTCGACGGCTTTGCCGAGGACGTGACGCGGCGCGCCAAAGACGATCATGAATGGCGCGACGATACTGGCGCGACAAGGGAGGGGATTACCTGGGACCGCCGGAAAAACGTCGTGGCGCTAAAGGTTGCCAAGGGTAAAGGCGTTTGGTTTGAACTTGGGTGGAATCACAAACCATACGGCAAGCACGCGCCGGTCTTTATCCGCAAGCCCGGCCTAACAAAAGCATTCGACGCGATGAAGGACAAACTCGCCGGGCGGCTAAAGGACGTTGTCCGATGATTGACGTTCCGCGCGTCATATACGAATACCTGCAAGCTAACTCCGGACTGACTTCGCAGGTGAGCACGCGCCTGTATTACGGGCAGTTCCCGAACACTGGCGGAACCAGTTTCGCAAACTCGCAAAAGGCGATTCTGTACAACATCATCGGCGGCGAGAACCGCGCGCATTACGAGGTGTTCATACCGCTTGTGCAATTCCGGTGCTACGGTGGCGCGGGCGATTGGGCCGGGAACAAAAGCTATGAAGTTTACCGCGCGCTACATGACGCTTTTCAATTGGGCACGGTCATGACTACCACTACGACCGGCGTCTTTATGGGCGCTACGGAAGTCGGCAACGGCACGACGCTGATTGAGCCTGAGACCGAATGGCCGGTCACTCTGGCTAGTTTTGAGTGCAGAATCAAAGCAAAACCGGCCTAGCAGGCCACCAAGGAGACGCAAATGGGAACGCTTGTAAATGACATTGTGTATGGCGCGGGCCGCGTGTTTATCCACGACTACGGAACGGCGCTCCCTGCCGAGGTGAACACGGCCACGGGCGGCGTTGTGACGGTTGCGAATTTCACGAGCGACAGCTATGTGGATTTCGGCGAAATCTCTGAGCCTGTGGTTATCACGCAGGAGAAGACGTGGAAAGAAGTCGAGACGCATCAGCACACGGCGTCGGTCGGCGGCATTCTGCAACGCGAGCGGGTGACCATCACCGGCACGCTTAGCAAGGGCGACGTGGACGGCATTAAAAACGTGTTGCAGGCCGCGACGAAATCCACTACGGCAGCGGGTGCCGGGCAAACCGGCCAGGACATTTTGAAGTTCGGCGGCGTGGCCCCGGCGTACAAGACGCTGGTTGTTTTGACCGACGCAAACGCGGCTGGCAAAAGCACGATTCATCATTTCTATCGCGTGCTTATCACCGGGAACACGGCGATCTCGTTGTCGAAGAATGACGAGGTGACGCTGACGTTTGAGGCAATTGCGTTCGCCGACACGACGAAAAGCGTCGGCGATGAAATCGGCACCATTATCGAAATCACCGCCAACCCGACCTCGTAAGAGTTCTCTGGAGTTCACATGGAATCCGTATTCGAGCCTAAGACGGTTACGGTCACCCTCGCGGGGCTTTCCTTCGATTGGACGGAGGCCCCGCGCCGGAAGACGCGCGCCATGATGCGTGACCTGCTACCCATCGGCGAGTTCGATAATGAAAACCCATCGCAGATGCTTGAGGCGGTTGACGCCATCTTGGACTTCTTCTACAAGCATCATCCTGACATGGCCGCCGCGCGCGCGGTAATCGACGACACCGCGACTGAGGCCGAAATCGCGGAAGCGTTCCGGGAGGTGTCGCAGCTAATTGTAGGCCCTTTCGCGGCGACGGTTGCGGGAGCAAAGGAGTAAGGCTGCCGGAGAATTGGGAAGCTGAGTTATACGATGCCGTAATGGTCGAATACGGCATCTCATTCTTGGAAATCGAAGAGCGGTGGACGGATAGGCAATTCATGGCGATTTTAGATGCGATGAATAAGCGGCTCGAAAAGGTTAACAAGGCCCGGGGCGTCAATCGCACTCGGCACGCTGACCCGGCATCGTTCGCTCAATCGGCTTCAGGTTTCAGCTATAAAAAGGTAGGCGGATAAATGGCGGTCACGTTAGGCGAAGCGATTCTGTATCTGAAGACTGACGCCAAGGGATTGACGGCGGGGCTGAAACAGGCGCAGTCTCAGGTAAGCGGCGTCATGGAGTCGATACGCGCAAACTCCCTGGCTATAGGCGCAGGTATGACGGCTGTTGGCGGTGGGATACTTGCGTTTCTTGGCACAAGCCTAAAGGCCGCTGGCGAAGCTGAAGATGCGCTGGCGCAATTGGAGGCGGTGCTTAAATCTACCGGCGGCGCGGCCGGTCTTACCTCGGAAGAGCTTCAGAAAATGGCTTCGGGCTTGCAAGAGGTTACGACTTACGACGACGAAATGATTATGTCGGCCGAGTCGCTTTTGCTGACGTTTACGAAGATCGGGCGCGACGTTTTTCCCGAGGCGCTTAATTCTGTGCTCGATATGTCAACTGCGCTGGGGCAAGACCTAAAGAGTAGCGCCATACAATTGGGCAAGGCGCTGAACGACCCCATCCGCGGCGTGACGGCTTTGCAGCGCGTTGGCGTATCGTTTACAGAAACGCAGCGAGAGCAAATCAAGGCGATGGTTGAAGCTGGCGACGTCATGGGCGCGCAAAAGCTTATTCTCGCCGAGCTTAACATGGAGTTTGGCGGAAGCGCGGCCGCGGCGGCCAGCACGTTCAATGGCGCAATGGCGCAAATGAAAAACGCGCTTGGCGATTTGTTCGAGGTTATTGGCAACGCACTCACGGATGGCGGCGGCATCAAGGGGCTTGTCCAGCAGATTCAATCTATTATTGAACGGACCACGGCATGGGTGCAGGCGAACCCGGCGCTTACGTCTTCGATAGTGCAAATAGCAGGTGTCATCGGCGGTCTCATGCTTGTCCTCGGCCCACTCTTCATCATGCTCCCCGGCATCGTCACGGCGTTCGGGCTTATGAAGGCCGCTGTTCTGGCCGTTGGCGCTGTTCTCGCGGGCATATCCGCGCCCATCGTCGCTATCGTCGCGGGCATCGCGGCGCTTATCGCTGCGGGCATCGCGTTGTACAAGAATTGGGATTCGGTAGGCAAGTGGCTTTCGGAGACGTGGGAAACCATTAAAACCACGTTCCTCGAAGGCATCGCCTATGTCGGCGAAATCGTCGGCAAAGGCGCGGCGTGGATATACAAGCTGTTCACTGACCCCATCGGCACCATAGCTGAGTCGTGGCAATGGCTCACGGATTTCGTCGGCGGGCTGTTCTCCAACATCGTCGGCTGGTTCGAGATGGCTTACAACTACATCGCGGGTCTGTGGCAATCGATTAAGGGCATGGCGGCCGACGTTATATCCGCGTTCACGGGCGGCTACTTCGGCGGCTTCTCGGGCGCGCTTGCGGACGGCGGCACCGTGGCGGCGAACAAGGCGTATATCGTCGGCGAGCGCGGACCGGAGGTTTTCGTGCCGTCGAGTTCCGGGCGCGTGCATTCCAACGAAGATTCGCGAGGGATGATGGGCGGGATGACATTTAACATACAAAGTCTGGTAGTGCGAGAAGAGGCCGACGTGCCTAAGATTGCCCGGCAACTCTACCGCATGGTCGAAATGGGGGCGTAGTCATGGCGAACTCATTCTCCTTCGACGGCACTGACATGGCGGGCGCGAGCTACAGCCTGACCTTGCAGCGCGAGGCGGTGCCGATGATTGCGCCGCTGGACGTCGCCAGTTATAACGTGCCGTATGCCTACGGCGGCTATGTATACGGGACGAACGTCCAGCCGTTGTCCATAACGTGCAACTGCGTTATCACCGGGACTAGCATCTCAAATCTTTGGACCAAGATTGACGCTATCAAGGCGAAGCTATACACGAACGAAACCAAGGCGTTGATATTCGACTATCTTTCGACGAGGCGGTATCTAGCGCGGCTGACGGAGTTCGGCGCGGCCAGCTTTCTTGGCACGACCGGCGCGGAATTTACGCTGACGTTTATTGCTCCGATGGGGATTGCTGAGGCCACGTCCGCCACGACGCAGACCGTGACGGTAGACGAGACGCCCGAGAGTTTCAACGTGCCGGCGTCCAGCGTAGTGGCGGGCACAGCCTACGCGCATCCTGTGTGGACGTACACGGCGGCGGGGTCCGTTACGTCGCTAACGCTGGCGAATACCACGACATCGGAATCGGTTACGTGGGCCGGCACGCTGGCGTCCGGGCACATGCTCAGGTTTGACGCGGAACGGATGATTGTCGAGAAGTCTACGGATTCAGGCACGAGCTGGACGGCTGATATGTCGGGCGTTAACTCGGGCGTGTTCCCGACGTTGCAACCGGCCGTAGCAAACGCATGCACTTTGACAGGCGCCACGGCTGGCAGCCTGGGAATAAGCTACAGGGCGCGGTATCTGTAACAGTAGGAGCCAAGGATGGCGACTTCGTTTCATAAAGTTAAGAATGCGTTTTCGACGTTGCCCTTGGGCACGTTGTCTACAGGGATAACTGATTCAGGCCTGAGCATCGTCCTTAACACGGGCGAGGGCGCATCGTTCCCGAGCAGCGGCCCGTTCTGGGTTTCGATAGACGAAGAGATTATCGAAATCACTTCCAGATCGACGGACACACTGACCGTCACGACCGGCACGGGGCGCGGCGCGCAATCGAGCGTGGCGTCTGCTCACCTTGAAGACGCTGGCGTGTACCTCATGGTGACGGCGGGGGCGCTGGAAGAATTGCATACGGCGGTAAACGCCATCGAGAACGGGACGGTCACTCTGGCCGGCGTGAAGGTAGGGGACAACGCCAAAGTCACGTTCGGCGCCGATGACGATTGGGCGTTTGGATACGACTCGGCGCTTGGCGCGGCAGTCCTCGTTGACGATGCCGACAACATCTTGTTCAAGATTGCCGACCTTGGCACGACGGCCTATCCGGTCTTCGAGGCCCCGGCGCTTGAGACGCACCGAGCGATTAGCACGACGGGCAACGAGGTGTCGCTGCGGCTTAGCTTGAACGCTACCGATGACGACGCTGTGACGGCGGCGGAGATTCGGGCGCAGTGGACGACAAACACGCTTGACGCCGAGGTGTCGCGGCTTAGCTGGTATGTGCGCAACACGACGCTGGCGGAGCAGATGCGGCTGTCGGGCGACGGGGATTTGACGGTCTACGGGAATTCCATAACGCTTGATTGCGATGAGGCTGCTGCGGCTTTGTTTGTTTCCAGTGGTTTGGCCGCACAAAATCGCGGTCTGCGATTTAGCACGTCTGGCTCCGCCCGTTGGGATATTGTGGCTAACGGGGCGGAATCCGGGAGCGATGCCGGTTCCAACTTATTTATTCAGGCCAGAACGGATGGCGGGTCATTTATCGATAACCCGGTGACCATAGCGCGTGCGGCCGGGGGGAGCATTACTTTTGCTCGGCCTGTGGTTATGAACGCGAACGGCACCTTTGGCGATGCCAGTACAGACACCTACACGTTTACCGGCCGCATGATTGTCCGTAGCGTCACCGACGCTGGGCCGATGACTGCGACGGCTGGCACTCAAAAAGAAATCGTGTTCAATACAAGCGATTCCAAGTTCTACGGATGCACGGTCACCGGTAGCCCGGCGACATGGGCGGCGTTCCACTGATGGCGCTCATAGCTTCCAACGTCTTATACGGCTACGGTGAAACGACCAGTACCGACGTGTCGCTACGGCTGGACATCTACAGCCCGGACCCGCCGCTGTCCCCTGCGCCCGTGGTTATCAATTTCCACGGCGGCGGGTTCTTCTCCGGCAACAAGGGCGGCACGCAAATCGTCACGCTGGCAACGACGCTGAACGCGGCGGGCTATCACTTCTTAGATTGCGATTACCGGCTCGAAGGCGACAATCCCGACGTGCCGAGCGGCGAAATCACCGAGGCGGAAGCGGCCTACCCAGAGGTCAGCACGGCCAATGCCACCGCAATCGTGGCGGCCATGTACGACATGAAGACGGCGGTGCGGTGGGTTCGGGCGAACGCTTCGACCTACCGATTCGACACCAACTACATCGTGACCTGCGGCAATTCGGCGGGCAGCATCGCGGCGCTTACGTGCGCCGTCAGCCCAACGACCAAGTACGTCTCATCTCACGTCAGCAATAACATCGGCCAGAGCAACGCCATTCAAGGATGCCTGTGCCTGTGGGGCGGCTCCGAACTTGCCATGGGCCTTGGATGGTTCACGAGCGCAGACCCGCCGATCATGATCTGGCACGGCGACGCCGACACGAACCCGTACACAAACTATGACCCGCGCATGCTGGCAATCATCGCTGAGATGGATTTAGAGAACGTAGACTATACGCCCTACATCATCCCCGGCGGCGGTCACGTCGTATGGACCCAGGAGCAAAACGGGGTCTCTATTTACGACACGTGTGCGGCGTGGGTCAAGGCGAACGTGACCAATCCGTTGCTGCAAAGCCCGCAGCCGTTCTACGTCCAACAGGCTTTCCAATAGGAGCAACCAATGACCCCCACCGAAGCCCTCGCTATCCTGAACCAAGCCCGCCAAGTCCTACAAGCGGATTGGGCAACGCACCAGAAACTTGCATCTGCGGTGAAGGTTCTCGACGCCGCGATTAATCCCAGCCCCGTCACCGGACCTTCCGAGACCCGATGAACCAGTTCCAGTACAACACTGCGCAGTTCAACCAGTACGCGGCCACAAGCGCGGCTGAGGACCATCGCGTCCGCAAGTACCTCCTGCAACTGCGCACTAACAGCGGCACGCTGATTCGCAACATTCAGGAGTTCTGGGACGGCACTTGGAATCAGGAAATCCTGCGGCCTGACCGCTTGACGTTTACCACGTCGAGCGACGACGACTTCACGGTCAACCGCGAGATATGGTTATACACCGCGCCCGAAACCGTTGCGCAAAAGTTCCGAGTGCATCGCATCGACACGCGGCGGGACACCGAGTACACCGTCACCGTCGAAGCCTACTCCCTCATATCAAAGCTGGAAGACGACGTAATAGTCGATTACGAGGCGACGGCGACGGCGCAGAACCATATCAAGACGTGGCTTTCTAGCACCTATCAAAACGACACGCCGCGCATATCGCTGGGTCATATCACGTCGTCGCTTGGGAGTCAATCGGTCAGCCTGAGCCTGCAAGGCGTCACGATTTACGAGGCGCTTGACCGGCTCCACGAATCTATCGGCGGCGAGTATTACGTCGGCCCGAATCGGCGCTTGTACTGGTACACGCGGATGGGCGCGTACACGGGCCAGCAAATCCGCTATAGAAAGAACCTAATCGGCATCGAGAAATCCGTAGATAGGTCAGAGCTTGCGACGCGGATATACGCTTACGGCGCCGGGAACACGAAAGACTCTCAGGTCGCTTTGACTGCGCCCGGCTACGTCGAGGCAAACACCGGCACCTATGGCGTCGTCTCTCGGGTGCTTAACGCGCGCGAGATAACGGACCAGGCGACGCTGACGGTTTTTGCTAATGCCGCGTTGGCGCTCACGAAGACCCCGACGACGACCTACGACTGCGATGCGTTGGACTTGTCGAAGGACCAGTCGGGCGGGTTTAGTTTCGACACCATAGCGTTGGGCAACCGCTATCGCGTCATTGATGAAGTGTGCGGCGTGTCGGAAATCCTTGAGGCGATGCGCGTCGAGCGGTCGCTGGACAACCCGTTGCGCGTGAAGTTGGCGCTAAGCAAACGGCGCAAGACGATAGACCAACTGCTACGCGACATCCTGAAACGGCTCGACAAAACGGAAGAGCGCGAGGTCATATTCAACGACGCTATGAACGCGGAAGTAGTCGGGCCGGACGATGCGTTCGCGGGCGATTCGGGCGTGGCGTTGCACGATAACGCGCGGATACCGATTGACGTTGCGAGCGTGGCGGGGGCGCTTGCGGGCGGTGCGCTGGCGACAATAAACAAATGGGTGCCTTACGACGGTGAGTAACGCGACGTGAGCAACATCTATGCAAACCAACCGCGCTATGGCCGCGACGTTACATCGTTGATGCGGCGTGTTAATGCGTTGGAGGCGGCGGTGACGTTTACGTCGTATGCGTTTGTGGAGCACACAGAAATTGCGCATGACATGCCGGACCCAGGTAATGTTCGAGTCGTCGCAAGTAAGCTAGACGGTGATGGGTATTACCACATTGCCGTTAATTACGGCACGGGGCTAGGCGATTACCAAGTAGACGTTTATGATTCTGACCTGCAAACCATTCTCGATACATATCCATCGACGCCTATAAACGTCATGTCTGGCGCTGAAATCCCGTACTTTTACTTCGACAACGCCGCACAGTTCTGCTACATCCTTCGCTCTGACGGTACATTGCGAATCGAAAAATACGACATGGCCGATGGGACGTTGGATTCGACTGTAAATATTACAGGGAGCATGCCGAGCGGCTATAGCCCAGGGGGAAAGTTTGTAGTTCTGCCGTCCGGTCAAATACATATGTTTGGCCTAATCGCCGCTGGAGACGGGGCTATTTTTATTTTTAATTCCTCCGGCGTCTATCAGTCTGTTTATGGCCAAACGCAATTTAGCACCGGCGTTATGACCGGCATTGCGACAGACGGGTCTTATATTGTCGGGGCTGGTTTCAATCCTGGTCTTTCTCAATCAATGTGGGCATGGGATACAAGTGGGTCTTTTGAAGAAATAGTATTTAATAATGTTAGTTTTGCATGGAAAAGCCTGACATATGACGCAACCGAAGATAAATACATCGGTTTAAAATCGGACTCGCCCAGCGTATACGCTTTCAACGTTGACTTCACAACAGCGTTTTCGTTTAACTTTTTGTATCCAGCCCCAGCGCGAAACCCAACCCACGCCAACCTATACGACAACGGCGACATACGCGTCTACTTTCCCGGCGCTTACAGCACCACCGATTACGAGCCCATCGCATCCCTCTACCAAATCCCCTCCGGCCCCGTCGAAACCGAGTTCTACCGTTACGACTTCACGGGCAACGGCGTCTCGCTCGGTACGCCGGACGGCGGCGTATCCATACCGGCGCTTGACGGCATCGACCTGGCCGCCGTGCATGCGTTCCACATCCGCGACCTGCGCATAGCCGTTGAGAACGTTGCGCCGTATTACGAAAACGGAACCACGTTAGCCGCTTGGAATTTTGACGACGGAGACGACGACGACAATCTTTATTACAACGCCATGGGCGACCGTACCGACTATGGCGCGACAGGCGGCGCTAGATACATCTGGACCCGCGAAGTTGCCGACATGCACGACACGCCAACATATGACATAGACGTTGGTGAAATAGACGAATGCGTTACGTTACTCGAAGCCTCCGACCCGCTATAGGATAGCCCCGCCATGACCCGCAACCAAGACAACAAACTCGAACTAGGCAAACGAGAAATAGCGATCATCCTTGTCATCCTGTCTTTGCTAGGCATCGACACCGGGGCGACGTTCTTTACGCCGTCCAAGGTAGAAGAGAAAATCGAGTCAATACAAAACGACATCGTGGATATGAAGGTATCCCTGCAAGAAGTTAAGACCGAGCTTCGGATGCGCGCCGAATGAACGCCGCGTCTCGGGTTTACGACCTTTGTCTTGAGGCCGCGTTCAAAATCCACGGCACGAAACCGCCGACGCCCGCGTATGCGCGAAACACGGCCGACCTGCTGTTCGGCACTGCGGCCAAAGAATCGGACCTTCGATATACGCGCCAGACGACGCCGCGGTATGGCAGCCAGGTCGGCGCTTTCGGACTATGGCAGGTGGAGCCGGAGACCGGATTTTATTTGCTGTTTAAGTGGCTCCAAGAACCAAGCCGCGCGGCGCTTCGAGACAGCACGTTCCGGTTCATTTTCCAGAACGACCATGCGCCCATCGCTGAATACGCAGACTGGCGCGACGCCGTCCCAGCGGAACGCATCATCGGCTGGATGCAGTTCAACGAGCGGCTAGGCGTTGCTTTGGCGCGGCTAAAATACTTTTCCGTGCCCGACCCCATTCCGCCGCAGGACGGCCATGCGGCGTACTGGCTCAAGTGGTACAACGGCCGAGGCTGCGTCAAGCATCACCCCGAATCGGTCTGCCTCGACTCATACAACAAAGCCTACCGCAAACACTTCGAGCGCGTGCAGGTCTAGCCATGACGACGACAGTGATTCACCCGCAAGACATTCCAGAGTTCGCCCAAGCTGGCGACGTGCTGGCATTCCAGGGAAAAGGCTTTGTCTCGCGCGCTATCCGGCTGTGGACTTGGTCGCGCATATCGCACGTCGGCATTGTCTATGACTCGCACACGATGGTTGAATCCACGCAGATGGACGGCGCCGACGGCGTGCGGCACGTCAACACCGTTGACCTTGCTAATAAGTACATCGAGCAAGGCGGGCGCATCGCCCTGCTCCCGCTGAGCGCGCTCAACAGGCATCGCCTCGGCGTTAAGAGCATGCGCGGCTGGCTCGACAACGCGATAGGCCGACGATACGACTACTGGCAGGTGGCGCGGCTCATCACCCCGTTCTGGCCGCAACGGCCGAACGATTGGAGCCTGTTCTGCTCCGAGCTTGTTTCAATGGCGCATCGTGCAGGCTACCTATATGACGTTAACCCGTCCGAGATGACACCCGCTGACGTGTGCCGACTGCGCATCTACGCGCCAGCCTACTACCAAGTGGCGACGGGCGAACGGCCTGAAGTCCTCGAAATACCGCGCTACAACTCGATGCCGGTGACGGCATACAGGAGGCGGATAGTATGAAACAAATACTAATTTGTGCCGGATTAGTATTTCTTCCGGCGTGCATGACCGTTGAGACGACGGCCAAGCGCGTGACGCCAGCGGGCGACGTGTGGGAAGGAACGCAGCGGACAATGGCCTGGGGCGGGGCACGGGCGCAGGTGGCCGACCAGCAGTTCGTCCTCGAAATCGAAGGCGACGTTGTATCGCTCCGGTCCGGCAACGGTGTCGTCGGCATGGAGACGCCGAACACAGTGCAGGACGTAACAGGATTGATTCAAGCCTTGGGCGCTCTGGTTCCGACGCCCGTGCCGGTGCCTTAACCATGTTGCGCATGGGCGGCAAGCCGACGAGTTACATCCACGAAATCAAGATTAAGAAGACGGGCGAAGAGGTCCGCATCATCCCGTTCTCCGACGTTCATTGGGGGGCTAAGAACTGCGCATCCGAGAAATTTATCGAGCACCTAAAAAGGGCTGGCGACCACCCGCACGCGTGGTTCATAGGCGGCGGAGACTACCTAGATTTTTCAAAGGCTGGCGATAGGGCGATTATCCGCAACTGCGCCGAGTCAACAACCAATTTCATGGATGAGATAGCCCAGCAAAAGCTAGAAGAGTTCTACAGCGTCGTCGCGCCAATCATTAAGGGCCGCACCATCGGCCTGCTGGAAGGCAACCATCATTGGCAGTTCTCGGTCACCGGCGACACTTGCACGGAACGCCTATGCCAGATGCTTGGCGTGAAGTACCTGGGCTGTCTGTCCAGCATCGTGCTCAAGTTTGAATATTCCAACTGCCGCGCCAGCTATCCGATCTTCATCGCCCACCGCACGGGCGCAGGCGGTGGTTACACCGCCGGCGCTTCCTTCAACCAATTACAGCGGGCGGCTGGATGGTTCCGCAACGCCAAAGCCTACATATCAGGCGACGACCATTCGCTTGGGCATATCACCATCGGCGGCATGATAGTAGACCGCAACACTGGCGAGTGGAAAGACGAATCAATCCACCTCATCAAAACCGGGCAATGGCAAAAAGCCTACATGGAAGACGTGCCCAATTATCTGGTCGAGAAACCCGCCGCGCCCAAGGCCCTGGGGCTACCCTACATCACGCTACGCTACACCCGGACGCAGCTTGATAAAAAGCAGTATGTCAAGCTCCACTCGTCGGTAACGGCGTGATGGAGTGGCGGGAGCGGATAGGCGGCATGGATTGGACCATCGCCGAGACAGACCCCGCAGACCTACCAGACAGCTACGGGGACTGTGACTACTCGACGATGACGATACATATACAAGATGGACTGGACGCCCAAGTGAGGGCTGTTACGCTCTGGCACGAGCGCATTCACGCGATGCTTTATTCCGCCGGCATACGCAAGCACGACGAGCGGCTAATCGACGCCCTTGCGCATGCCATCGTCGCCTGGGAGCGGGATAAGCTCAGCCGCGCGGCGGATGCCGACAGATAGGTAGCCGCCGCCGTAAGCGCGTAGCTTTTCGACTGTAGCGTCGTCTAGGCTCACGGTACGCTTGATTTGAACTGCGCCAGTGGGCGGGCGGCCGGGGGAGGGGGTCATGACTCATACCTCCTATCGGCGGGGCCGAAGCCCCGCCGTTCCGTTGCCTCAGTTCTTTCCGCGTTCGCCTGCGTTATTCTTGGCCACTGTCAGCGCCAGGCTGGCCGCCAGCCCGCGGCTGCGATACAGCCGGTAGTCGTGGGCGATGCTCGCGGCCACGTTCCACTCGCGCGGCCAGTACATCGCCAGCGCCATCCCCGCTTCCGTCTTGCTCATCTCAGTCTCCCTGTCGAGGCCCCGTTGCCTCATCTGTAATTACTATACCTCATTTAATGCCGTATGTCAAGCCCCTTGGCGCGGATTTCTTTTTCCAGCTTGGTTCCGCTTGTTTCTGTGTCACCCCTGCGAAACGCAAGCTAATACATAATAAGCACTTACGCCGGAAAAGTATTTTTCTCTGCAGGAAACTTTCAACCGTTATCTGGCAACGACTTAGCTGGGAAGGTGACAGGGGGTGACAAGTCCGGGTGTGACAGCGCGGATTCAAGGGCGTTCGCGACCGTCGATGCCATGTCTTCGCGGGAGCCTTGCCGCATCAGGTGATACTTCTCATACTCGCGCGAGCGGTGCCCAGTCATGACGCCGATGCTCTGCGGGGCATATCCGGCGTCCAAAAGCTGCGTCACGACCCACTGCCGCCCCATCTTCGGCGTTATCGGCTCGATGCCGATTTTGGCACACGCGCGAACGGAAACCACATAAAGTCTATGTGGCACGTAAGGTCTGCCGAACGGGTTGTAGAAAACGAGCGGCCGACCTTGGCGGCGGAGCTTTGCCCTGCGAAGAATATCCAGCGCGGCAGACGACAAATGGATAGCGACGGCCTTGCCTGTTTTTCGTTGGTGGATAATGGCCACATCCTCGCCGATGTCAGTCCACTGCAAAGCGCATAAGTCAGATGGGCGAATGCCGGTCAGCCATAGGAACGTGAGCGCATCTTTATCCTCGGCGCGCTCGATTGCCGACCAGTAAGCGCGAATGACGCTAGGCGAAGGCATGGGTTTGTACTGCGGCTCCCGTGTCTTAGCCTTCGGCCACCGCTTAACCTGGGCGGCTGGCGCAAGCCCCGCCTCATGGGCGCGGGTCAGCGTCGCGCGGAGCCAATACAGGGCGCGGTTGACGGAGCCGGGCTTGTACTCGCTTGACAGCTTATTGCGAAGCACGTCGAGGCAACCGGGAAACCGGTTGATGTCTGCGACGGTGTGGACGCCTTCGCGCGCGAGTGTATCAACGGCTACGGATAAAGCCCATCGAATAAGGCTCGCCGTCGATGCCGCCACGTCCGGGCATATCATTTCGTCGGCGTACTGGCGCAGGTCGGCCAGCGCCGTTATCTCGCGAGACTTAGCGGCTCGGGCTTGAATCGCACCCGACTGGACGCCGGGGTAGACATGCTCAATCCAAAGCCCGAACCGCCGAGCGCATTCTACATCGTCGGGCGGCGTCGTTTCACCCGGCAGTAGCAATGACTGCCGATGGCGCTTGCCGTTGACGGCGTAGTCGACATATGGCCGGCCGTCCGGTTTCCGTCGCCAAGCCGGTTTCATTTTAGGGACATCTGGTTTTTCTGCGTCAGCTTGCCGTTCTGGAACATGCAGAACATGCCGCCGAACGGCTTGTTGGACCAGTTGTACGTCTCGGTTGTCATGTTTCCGAACTGGTTTTGGCCGGTCAACTCGCCTTCGCTGCCGACAATATCCGCCACCTGCCGGTAGGTCATGCCGACCTGAATCTGATTGAACTCGGCCAGCGTCACATTGGCCGGTTCGGCCTGCTGGCGGTTGATGTCTTGTGATACCTTGTTGGCGGCGCTACCCCCGACGATTGCCAGCAGGCCGCATCCGCCGATGACGCATACCGCAACGATGCCGACGACTTTGAAGAAGAGGTCCATAGCTGCTACTCCATGGTTGACATTTCCGCACGGCTTGGTTATTTTCCAACCGGCCCAGGCGTAGGGCTTGGGCTAATTGGAATTGGAGGGACGGGCATGACTCTTTTTCGCCATCTTCTGGAACGATGCGGCCTCATCGAGCCGCCGGGTGACTACCTCAAGTTTGTCGCGGTCTGCGAGCGTTTCCGTCTTGAGCATACCGATGCAGGAGCGGAGTTCGCTTTCGAGGATAAGAACAAGCTCACGGTCTGAGCCTCCGGGAGCGGTCAGCATTTCCACATTGCGCTTGGCGAGGGCCAGGCGCAATTTTTTTTCGTTGTCTGCGCTCAAGCCTTCACCGTCTTCGGTAAAGCGATGCAGGCGCGCGCGAGAGATGCCAGTCTCATCGCAGATTTTCTTGAGTTCGCCGTAGGGCGCGTTCAGCTTCCATGCCGAAAAAGTGTATCGCAAATTTTCGGTGTTGTCTTCCATTCCTTTTCTCCCTTGGTTCAACGTTCGATGTGACGTTCGATGTGACGTTCGTTTCAACTCATCCCGGCGGACATTCCCGCCGCCTTAAATGGTAGCGCAACATTCTGCGGGCGTCAATAGGCGGATTCGCAAGTCTTTGAAGTAGGCGGTTTTGCGTCGCCAAACGTCATCAAACGTCATCAAACGTAAAAAAACCTATTGACAAGGCGCAACATTTCCGCTACATTGTGCTCATCGGCCGCAGGGAGGCCGGTCAGAGGGAGACCGATGGAAGACACGATAGAGCTTTTGACGGCGGACGATTTATGTACGCGCATAAAATGCACGCCGAGACAGCTTAAGGCGCTACGGGCCAAGGGGTTGCCAACCATCCAAGTGGGCACGCGGTTTATCCGGTTCCGCTGGGCAGAGGTTTGCGAATGGCTTCGGGATAACGAAAATGTATCTGACGCCGAGTAAGGCCGCAAAGTTTCTCGGCATAAGTACCGCAACACTTGACATAATGCTGCAGACCCGACCGGTTGCAGGCGCTGTGTTTGTCACGATGGGCGGTCAGCGTCGGATTAACGCCGAACTGCTCGCGGAAAAGTGGTCTGTAGCCGAGTCGGTTCCGCAACAGACGACCGCGCGAGACGCGTTCGTGACGGCCTTGAACACCCGGCGATAGCCTCCCCAACGGGGCGGCGGGATACCCCGATACGACGCGCCCGCCGCCCCGCCCCAAAAATTGAATCAGGTTTTGCAGTCCGGCGTGGAAGGACACGCGGCGTAGAGACACGGTTGAGCGCAAGCGAAACGAGGTCGGGAGTATCGCGCCTTAGTGCCAGCGATACGTAACCTTGGGAACCCGTGCGCGCCCCCATGGCCAGGGAGCCGGTTTCGAGTCCGGCGGCTGCAAAGTTTTTCGCTCATTAAAGAAAACGCCCGATTCCTTTAACGGGACACGGCGGCGTTAAAGGAAATTGAATCAGACCCACCTTCGCGCTCCTGTCGAGCGCGTTGGAATAAGCAGGCCGACGCGCTTTCACACGGCGCGAAGGCAACCGTCAATCGAACGCCGACAACTTAACGCATAAAAGGCGGCGGCTGATTGACGCAGAGAAGAACGAAGCCCGGCGGCCTGTCGCCGCCGGGCGCTTAAAGGGGAAACAGGGAGAGTTAATATGTACTGCACGCTCCAGACCGCCACAGGCTCAATACGCCGTCGGGTTCGCGGCTACCGCGAGATGGCAATGCAGTTGATTCAAGCGCACGCCGAGGCCGAACTGATTGCGCCGACCGGGGTGCGCTATTTCCTACAGGGCAATAGCCTCATGGCCGCGTCGCCGGGGGTTTTCTTCCGCCCCGTGCTGACGTTCAACGATTCGGAGCGCCGTGTGTTTGCTCGCGTCTGTGAGCACTACGACGACACGCCGGAGATTCAGCGCCGCATCTCCACTTACGAAGCCAAGCGCATCGCTGGCACTTGGGCGCACTGAGATGCCGTATATCTCGGACGAACAACTCAACTGTCTCAAGGACGCCGCCGAGACCGGGCTTATGTACGCCCGATGGGCCGAGCGGTCCGGCGTACACCCGCACACAGACGCGACCGGCAAGCTACAGTCTATCCCGCGCGTTGCGGTGCTCCAGCATATCAAACGCATCGAGGACGCCATCGGCGAGGTCGAGTACGGCGGTCGCATGCAGTGGCTTTCGGTTCGGCTTGCGCGCAACCAAGAGTTGACGCCGGCGGAAAAGCGCGAGCTTGCAAGCCTTGTGTCGGGAGGCCGCGCGTATGCCTCCGCGTAACGCTGTCGCGGCACCTATGCCGGTTCGCCAGGCAGGCCCGTCTATCCAGCGCATCGTCCGCAGCAAAGCCGGTAAGCGGTTCGTCATCTATGGCGTGCCCGGCGTCGGCAAGACCAGCCTTGTGGCGGGGGCTGATAACGCATTGATTATCAGCGTCGGCAACGAGACGGGCTACCAGACGCTGGTTGACTCTGGGCTTGCCGCTGAGCGCGACTATGCGCACATCGAATCGTGGGCCGATTTCGACGCCTTGTTGCGCGCGCTAATCGATAGCGACCACGTCTACCAATGCGTTGCTATCGACGCTCTGACCGGCCTGGGGCTTATGTCCGAAGACCATGCGGAGGCGATGAAATCGCCGGGCGAAAACTTCTGGCACAAGCTTGACTCTATGTGGATTGACGCGCTCGGCCATCTCGACGCCATACGCGAGCGCGGAACGCATGTCGTGTTCCTTGCGCACGCCGGGCTTGAACTTTTTAAGAATCCGCTTGGCGACGACTACCACGGCTATCAGGTGGCGTGCATGCGCCGCGCTTGGCCGATGGTCGAAAAGTGGGCTGACGCGATTCTTTTTTACACGTTCCAAATCGAGGTTAAGAACGAGGGCGCGTCATCGTCGAAGGCGCGCAAGGGCATCGGCGGCAAGACGCGGGTGCTTCGCTGCTCGAATCATGCGGCATGGACGGCAAAGCAACGCCTTGGGCTTGCGGACGAATTGATTGTTCCGTCTGAGCCGTCGGGCGTTTGGGATTGGTTGATGGCACATATTTCGGCGGGAGCCGGGAAGGACTTGGTTGGATGATGCAAGCTGGCATGTACTGGATGGAAGACCCGAAGTTTTACAAGGGCACGTCACAAAACGGCAAAGCGTATTTCTGCCTCGAAGGCGCAATCACGCATCGCTACGAAGGCGGGCAGCCGTATCCGCTGGACGCGCCACAGCAGCGCACGATTTTTTTCTACATCAGCACCGACAAAAGCATCGAAATCAGCGAGGCGAAGCTGGTCGGCCGATGCGGCTGGAACATGAGCGTGGACGCGCCCGCGTTCAAGTGGACCGGCAAAGATGGCGGGCTTGAGGTCGAGTGCCGCATTGAAAGCTACGAGGGCAAAGCTGTCGAGCGGTGGGACATCGCCGGGTCGGGGGCGTCCTACGAGCACAAGTGCGCCGACGACGCGAAGCACCGCGAAGTGCTTAACCGATGGCTCGCCAAGTCCGGCAAGCCCGCCGCGGCTACGCCCCCGCCGTCGCGCGGTCCAGTGCCGGTATCGGCGCCGATGCGGCAGCGCGAGCCTGGCGACGAGGGCGATGGGGATTTGGCGTTTTAGGTTTTCGGGCCAGGCGCGGCGCGGCGTGGCGCGGCGAGGCAAGCCGGGGCATGGCGAGGCATGGATGAACACACAGATACACAAGGGAGACACCGCATGCGCATTACAAGACTCCAAATAAAAAACTTCCGGCGCATCGAATCGCTCGACCTCGAAACGCCCGCCGCCGTCGCGGTGTTCGGCATGAACGGCGCGGGCAAGTCTTCCATCCGCATGGCGCTCCACATGGCGCTGTACGGCCGGTGCGCCGTGACTGACCGCCGGGGCGCGGGAGCGGCGGAGCTTATCGGCGACCATGGTAACTACGCTCACATTCAGGTCGAGACGGACAATCACGTTATCGACATGACCATCGCGAAAGGCAAAACCGAATGGACCTGTGTGGAACGCAGCACCGGCGAGATTATCCGCGACCGTTCTACGTTCTGGACTTCATACGGTATCGAGCCAGAGCACGCGATGATAGCAGGCATGCCCGAGGACTATCTGCTATCGAAGAGTTTGGGCGATGCGTTGGCCAGTTTCCTCGGCGGAGTCGTCGAGGCTACCGAACTGGAACGCTGTATCGGCGAATCGTTTTTCAATCAGCTTCGCGCATTCTGTGACACGCACAGCCTGGACTGGACGACCGTCGAAGGGCTTGAGGCTGTAGGCAAGAAAGCCTACGAACTGAGGACCAACGTCGGGCGGCTCATCAAGGAAGCTGAGCATGAGAAAAACGCCATTGGGTTTCAGGTCGCGCCGAAAACCGTAGACGGCCGCGAGCTTGGCGTCAAGGACGAGGCTAAGGTCCAGGCGCAGATTGACGCTCTTCGCCATCGGCGCGAGGCGCTTATTAGCGAGCGTGGCGCGGCGGGGAACTTTGACCCGACGATTGACCGCGACGCGATACAAGCCGAAATCAACACGATTAACGAGCGTGTGCAATCGCTGGAACATCAACGCATCAAGATCGCCGAACATCTCGGCAAGGCCGCGATAACCGAATCGCTGGCGGCGCGCAATCACGAGCTTGCCGTTGCCGATGGCGAGAAGACGCAGCGGGCGCTACAGGACGCCGTGCGGGTTTATGACGCTATGCGCAAGCTGGACACATGCCCAACGTGCCTCCAGAAAATTACGGCATCGGTGCGGTCCAAGGCTGTCGAAATACTCGAAGCCGCCGTGGCCGAAGCGCGGGCCGCAGACGAGCCGCATTCGCAGCGGGCGCTCGCGCTCGACGACGAAGCCCAGGAGGCGCGGCGAATCGCCGACGGTTACCGCAAGCAGGAGTCAGAAATTAAGGCCCGGCTTTCTGACGCGCGCGCCCGTCAGTCGGAATTGTCGGCGACGCTCCGGGGCTTGCCGTTGGTCGCGCCTCGGGCCGTGCATGTTATTGACGCCGACATAGCGCAGGTCGATTACCACCTGAAGCGCGGGCTTGAATTGCAGGAGAAGCTAAAACGTTATTGCGACGCCGAGGCGGTTGCATCGCTTATCGACGGCTACAACGATGACCATTTCGAGCTTTCAAACTACGTCAAGTGGTTTAAGGACGGCGAGAAAATCAAGGAGCTTGTGTCGGGCGGGCTGATTGATTTCGAGCATGCGTGCAACGCCGCGCTACGGGCTTTCGACAGAACTTTATCTGTCGAGGTGGATGGGAAAAGCGTCGAGATTTACTTGAACGGCATACCGGCTCGGCAATGCTCGCGTGGCGAGCGCGCTATCGCGTGCTACGCCATAGCCAAGGCATTCGCGGCGTCCGGCGCTCCGATACTGCTTGACGACCTGAACGACCTTGACGCCGAAAACCGGCGCAAGATGCTCAAAGATATTCGCAGAGACGCATGCACCTGGGTGTTCTCGGCGTGGCAGACGCCGGGCGCCGTGACTCACGAAGTGGCTTATGCGCTTGACCCGTGCGTTGTAGTTTGGATGGAGCAGGGCAAGGCGGTGCCGGTGGGGATGATGGTGTCATGAGTGACCCCGTAACCCGCCCCGCACACTACGTCGACGGCCGCAAGTACGAGCCGCGCCTGGTTATTCAGGACTGGAATCTGTGCTGGGAGCTGGGCGACGCGGTGAAGTACATCGCTCGCGCCGGGCGAAAGGACGACGAGGCGCAGGATATTCGCAAGGCGATTACATACTTGCAGTTTCGGCTGGAACGGATTGAGCAGGAGCGCGGTAAGTGAGCGTGACATTGCTCCACGGCGACTGCCTCGAAATGATGCGCACGCTTGACGCGAACAGCGTGGACGCCGTAGTGACGGACCCGCCGTATGGCTTGAGCTTCATGGGCAAACGGTGGGACTACGACGTGCCCGCTGTGGACGTGTGGGCAGAGGCGTTGCGCGTGTTGAAGCCCGGCGGGCATCTGTTGTCGTTTTTCGGTTCGCGGACGTATCACCGTGGCGTGTGCCGGATTGAGGACGCGGGGTTTGAGATACGGGATTGCATTATGTGGATTTATGGCTCGGGGTTCCCGAAATCGTTGGACGTGAGCAAGGCGATTGATAAGGCTGCGGGGGCGGAGCGGGAGACAGGCACGCCTGGACCATATTTTAATTTGCGAGGCGCTTCGGATGATAGCCCGTGTTTCGGCAAAGGCATTCGCTCAAAGTCGACGGCCCTAATCACCGCCCCCGCCACTCCCGCCGCCCGCCAATGGCAAGGCTGGGGCACCGCCCTTAAACCAGCACACGAGCCTATCGTAGTCGCTCGCAAGCCGCTGGACGGCACGGTTGCGGCGAACGTGCTGAAGTGGGGATGCGGCGGGTTGAATGTGGATGGGGGGCGGGTGGGGACGGATGCGGGTTGGTCATACCCGAATGGTCGAAATGGCAGCGGATGGCATGGACGAGAAAGCCTTGAGGCCAACCTGACAGAACCGATGAAGGCTACCGCAGGCCGGTTCCCCGCCAACGTAATCCACGACGGCAGCGAGGACGTCACGCGGGGCATGGGCGATACAGCGAGGTATTTTTATTGCGCAAAAGCAAGCAAACGCGACCGGGACGAGGGGTGCGAAGGGATAGCGTTAAAACGTACGGCTAAACACGGCGGCGCGGATAATGACAGAGAAGACCTTGACCCAGTTTCAGAACGGTTTAGGACTTCGCCATCCCGCAACCACCATCCCACCGTCAAGCCCACCGACCTCATGCGCTACCTGTGCCGCCTCGTCACCCCGCCCAACGGCATCATCCTCGACCCGTTCATGGGCAGCGGCACAACCGGCAAAGCCGCCGTGTTGGAAGGCTTCCAGTTTATCGGAATTGAGCGCGAGGCGGAATACCTTGAAATAGCCAAGGCGCGCATCGAGCACGCCGCATCGCATCGGCAGACCGAGCTCGCGCTATGAACCTCCGCCCCTACCAAATAGAAACACTCGACGCCGCCCGCGCGTCGCTCCAGCAGCACGGCCGCACGCTCATGGTCATGCCTACGGGCGCGGGCAAGACGGAGTGTTTCACGCACGCCGCCATAGATGAGGCCAAGCGAGGGAACAAGGTGCTCATAGCCGTGCATCGCCAGGAACTGCTACGGCAGACATCCCGGCGGCTTCAGTACCAGCACAACCTGATTGCGCCGGGGCTTCGGCACACGCCGCACGCCATCTCTATCGGCACGATTCAGACTGTGGCCCGGCGGCTACGGCACCTTAGTTTCGACTACATCATTTTGGATGAAGCGCACCATGCTACGGCGTCGCAATGGCGGCAAGTTATTGAGGCTAACCCCACTGCAAAAGTGCTAGGCGTCACGGCTACGCCGTGTCGGCTGTCCGGCGCTCCGCTGGGCGACCTGTTCAACGATATGGTCATCGGGCCGACGGTGCGAGAGCTTATCGATTCAGGCTACCTCGTCGAGCCGGAAGTCTACGCGCCGGGCGGCCTGGACCTGTCGGGCATCAAACGCACGGCCGGCGACTATAACAAGCGACAACTCGAAACCGCTACGGACAAGCCGACTATTACCGGCTGCGCAGTGGACCATTACCGCCGCCTTGCGGACGGCAGGCCCGCCATAGCGTTCTGCGTTTCAGTGGCGCACGCTGAGCACGTCGCGGCCGCGTTCCAGGCTGCGGGCTACCGCGCGGCCAGCATCGACGGCACGATGGATAACACGCAACGGGCGCGCCTTATCCAAAGCCTTGCCGACGGTTCCCTTAACGTACTGACTTCGTGCGAGCTTATATCCGAGGGCGTGGACGTGCCGGTTGTCGAAGTCGGCATCCTGCTTCGGCCTACGCAATCGACCGGGCTTTATCTCCAACAAGTGGGCCGATGCCTACGCACCGCGCCGGGCAAGACCAAGGCGGTCATCCTGGACCACGTCGGCAACTGCGCCCGGCACGGCCTGCCCGACGACGACCGCGAGTGGAGCCTTGAGCGTGGCTACATCAAGCCCGCTGACTCGGACGAAACTGCGGCCCGCGTTCGCGTGTGCCCGGCATGCCTACTTGCGCATCGGTTCGCCTTGACGTGCCCGACGTGTGGCCATGTGTACGAAGTGGCCGAGCGCGCGCCGGTTGTCGTCGAGGGGAATCTGGAGCGGGTTACGGACCAACTGATAGCGCCCGAGGATATGGCCGCTGTCGCTGCGGCGCGGGGCTTGTGGCACCTGGTTGAGTACGAGCTTGAGGCTAAGAAGCCCATCGGATGGGCGTTGCGCGTGCATACGCGGATGGGAGGGAAGTATCAGCCTGCGGACTTGAATGAGTACGCCGCCGTGCGCTCGGCTGCGTTCGGTTACAGGCCGGGCTGGGCATCGCGGTGGCTTAGTACCTGCGGATGGGCGAAGCGGTTTCGGGGGGCGGTGGCGTGAGCGAGCAAACGGAAGAATCATATTTTGTCTTTCTTCCAAATTGGGCCAATTCTTTTGAATCCTTTGCTTCTCAGTATGATTTACCCGAAGGTCACGCTTGGATTCTTACCCGCGACAATAATATACCCGTTCAAAGCGAAGATTATCATTGCCTTTGGCGTGCAAAGGGCATAGGGCCAGATTTAGAACAATCAGAACACAAATCTTCTTTTTCCTTGTTTGATGCATTCGAGCTTATTGAAAGGCTAGATTGGGATTGGCGCAAATCCGAACTTTTCATGTGTGATTGCGCTGCGAGGGTGCATCGTCTTATTGAAAAAGAATATCCAACGGATAATAGAATAAAAAAATTCCTTTCTGTCCGGCGGGATTTTGCTAAGGGTAAGATAGGCGAGGAAGGGTGGAGAATCGCCTGGAAAGCAGCGAACTCTCTTGAATGGCAAATAAGGTGGAGCGTATTGAAGCCCAGAATCATGGGTTTTCCTGCTGAATGCATGGACATATATGTGGAGCAGGAAATATCTTGCAATTCATGTGCGTGCGCAGCTGCCAGCGCACTGTCTAAAACCATTAATGATTGCACATATTACGCCGAGCACGCGCAAGGAAAAGATGCGTGGATTGCTGGCACCCAAGGCGACGAAGAAAAATGGCAAAATTCCCAATTCTGGGCATACGTAAACAACACCGCCGAAGAGGTTCCACTATGACCTTCCACACTTACAAATACCGCGCCGAACTCGTCCGCGCCGTCGAGGGCGAAACCATATACCTGAACGTCGACCTCGGCTTCCGCGTCCGCAAGCTGATCCGCGTTCGCGTCCTTAACCTGGACACGCCTGAAATGAACACCGTCGAGGGCGGGGTGGCCAAGCTGACCGCATCGACGCTGCTCAAAACCGAGGGCGATTTCCCGCTGCGGGTTACGACGCTGAAGGATAAAACAGACAAGTATGGCCGATGGCTGGCTGTTATCACGATGCCTGACGGAAGCGATTATGCCGAGACGATGACGGCGCTGGGGCATGTGAAACCGGAGGCTGGGGCATGAAGGTTCTTGTAGCTTGCGAGTTTTCCGGCACAGTCCGGGACGCTTTTATTCGTCGCGGCCATGACGCGGTCTCTTGCGACCTTTTGCCGACGGAGTCTCCGGGTCCGCATATTCAGGGTGATGTTTTGGATGTGCTGGGGGATGGGTGGGACTTGATGATTGCTCATCCGCCGTGTACGCACCTTGCGGTTTCTGGTGCTAGGTGGTTTAAGAATAAACGCAATGAACAAAAATCCGCGCTGGCGTTTGTGCGAGCTTTGCTCGACGCGCCAATACCGCGTATCGCCCTTGAAAATCCTGTCTCAATCATATCAAGCCGTATCCGAAAACCTGACCAAATAATACAACCATGGATGTTTGGGCATGGCGAGACAAAAGCGACCTGTCTATGGCTTAAGGCGTTAGCTTCACTCACAGCGACTAATATTGTCGAAGGTAGAGAATCGCGGTGCCACAAGATGCCGCCGTCTCCAGACCGCTGGAAATTGCGCAGCATAACCTACAAAGGCATCGCCGAGGCCATGGCGGAACAATGGGGTGACATTCCCGATGCGTGAAAAAAAACTCCTAAACGAAATCATTCTGGCCGCGTCCGAGCTAGGCGTTCCGCTATGGCGAAACAACGTCGGCGTCACGACGACCGACAAGGGGCACCGCATCCGATACGGGCTAGGCACCGGGAGCGCCGACCTTATCGGCATCCTGCCGCCGGATGGCCGCTTTTTCGCCGTTGAGGTCAAGACCGAAAACACCCCGCTCGCCGCCCATCAAAAGCAGTGGATAGAAGCGATTCGGAAACACGGCGGGCGTGCTGTTGTCGCCCGTAGCGTCGAGGACGTAACGCGGGCGATTCGTAACAACGTCGCGCATCGATTCTACGCGGCGGGCGATATGCCTAACGATTTGGACTACTACTACTGGCAAACGACTACCGACATAGGGGAGGTCGAAACGCTGACCGGCGATAAGGTGTTCGAGGTAACCGTGCGGGAGCTTGAGGATTGAAGGCAAAGAACAAAGCCCAAGGCGGCGCTCGCATTTGCCCTGAGTGCCAAGTGGAGAAGTTTTTGACGTCGTTTAATGTAGGCGAATCTGTTTGTACTCGGTGTGAATATGCGCGCAAAAAGCATATGACCGAAGAAGAACGCGCCGCAATCGTAGCGCGAAAGATGGTCAAGCGGCTACGGATTCAATTTGCCTCCCCTGAAGACGAGGCGGAAATGATACGAAAACTGACATGGAATGGGTCGCGGCGCACGCGGCAAACCAGGGAGATTAAGAGGTGGTAGATAAAGACAAGGCGCTGGCGGATGCGCTGGCGAAGGTGGAGGCCGCGAAGGACGGCGCGATGGTGTTTGTTGACGTGTCGCTCAAAGAACTTATCGTCGCAGCTAAGGCGATGCTTCCCCAGGAGGAGAAGTGGCCGGACTTAGGGGAGTGCAAGCCTGATCTCGAAAACCTTTATCTATACGCATTCATACAAAACCCTGCCCGAGAAGGGGCGTACAGCGAAGTACGGGTGTATTTTGGTGGCGGGGAAATCTCCACTCCCGCCCAAGCCGTCCGCATCTGCGTTCTGGCGAAGTGGGCGAAGCGTCTGGACGAGGCTTATCACAGCGAATATGCCGACGAGGCGTTATTGTCCGCTTGGGAGCATATGCAAGACGAGGCCGACCAGTGCGCCAAGCACCAGAGGCGAGGTGGGCGAGAGTGATGGTAATTGTATCGGAAGGCTGGATGGTTACCGATTCGGAAAGCTACCCATTTGACCGCAAAGTATATGCTACTTATGACGAAGCAATATCGGTGGCATCGCAAGAAAACCATGACTACAACTTCGTCGTGCCCGTTCGGGCGATACAAGACGGCAATCCAATTCAAGCGCGGGAGTTCGAGCCATGACCGCTGTTTTACTCGCCACCATAGCGGCGTGCCTCTTTATCCCAATTGCGGTTTTAGTGTGCCTGGCGCTTGGCATACAACCCACAGACGACATACGTTCGTGGCGCAAGAAAGGCCCCGGTAAATGACCCCCTGGCACCGCATCAAAAGCAGTGGATTGAAGCCGTCCGCGCGCATGGTGGCGAGGCGATAGTCGCGCGGCACCCTGATGAGGTAGTGCGAGCTATAAAAAACATCGACCGGCACAGGTTTTACACATTAGGCCACAGCATCCAAGACTTAGACTATTACGTGTGGGCGACCGTCACGTCGCTCAACGAGGTGGACGAAATACGGAGGGAATGGGAGCGCAAGTTCCAAGAGACGCCGAAGGTTTTCGAGGTGGATGCCAGGGAGATTGACTACTAACAATGCCGACCAGATACGAAAAACGAACTCGGTCCAAGCAGACCGGTTACGGCAGGCTGTGCGCAACCTGCAATGAAGTCAAACACAAGAATAACTACATGACCGGCAAGAACGAATGCGTGCGATGCGTATTGAATCGCAACGCTGAGATGACCGACATGGACCGCGCGCGCATCGTGGCGGAGCGGATGGTCCAAAGGCTTGGAATGCAATTCGCCACCGAGGAAGACAAGCAGGCGTGCATCGAGCGCCTAACATGGGACGGGTCCAGAAGGACGCCGCAAACAATGGAGATAGTGAGATGGGAAAAGACACCCCCGAGCAGGCAAGGCTGAGGAAGGCCGTGGCGGATATGCGGGCGACAAGACCAGACCCATACAACCTTGAGTTGGTGAACCTCATTGTTTCCGCCGAGGCCATGCTGCCGAAGCGGGAGGCGTGGACGGATTTCAGCGAGTGTGACATCACTGTTGACACCGACAAGCAGACGCAGATGGTCACCCTAACTTACGACGGCTATATCCAAGCCCTCGTTAGTTTTGGCGACGATTACCTTGCCGACCGCGCCCAGGCCATCCGCGCCGCCGTGCTGCTCAAGCACTCGAAGCGGCTGATGGAGGCGTTGGGTGAGGTTGAAACCGACAAGGTCATTGACGCCATCAACGCCGAGGCCGAGCGCATCATCCGGGGAGCGGGAGCATGACCGACGCCGAACGCGACCTCAACGCGCTGATGGAAGAGTGCCGGGTGTATCTGCGCAGCTTTCCCGCGGAAGGCGCTATGGATGCGTTTCTCACGATGCACAAAGCGAACGAGGATATGTACCGCGCCCTATACGTGTCGCATAACGCCTTTCCCGCCGGAGTGCGGGCGAGGCTGGAGTTGATGCGGTACGAACAGCCAGACGTGTGGCGAAAATCGAGCCGAGGCTTGATGAAGCCCATCGACAAATACTGGGAAGCCGACCGCCTCGTGTCCGAGTGCGAGGCGCTACAGAAGGGAGAAGGGGCATGAGTGACGAAGCGAAGCCGCTGGACATTGACAACATCGATTATTTGGAGAAACTCGCTCAAAACACCGATTACTGGTGGACACGAGAAGACGTTCGCCGCCTCATCGCCACTATCCGTGAGCGGGACGCGAGGATTGCGGAAATTACAATCGAGAACTCCAAACTAATGAACCGGCTTGGCGAGTCCCCTGCTCCCGACGACGCCCTCCGCGCCGAACTCGACGCCGCAAATACCAAAATCAGGTTTCAAGAAATTGACCTGAATTGCGCCCGCAAGGAGCGAGATACAGGGTATTCCATGGCCGAAGCCGCGAAAGAGCGCATTGCCGAGTTGGAGGCGTACAAGGCGGGCATCGAGGCGCTGCCGGTGCGTCGGTATACGTGGGCGAACGGATTTACGCAGGACAGCGCGAACGGCCGGTTCATCCCGGCGGAGGGGGAGTGATGGACATCGACGAACGTCTGTATCAAGTTTCGGTCGATCTCGGAAAATTGGATGCGAAGGTTTGCGCAATCAGAAAGGAAATCATCGTTTCGCAGAGCCGCGCCGCCGACCTCAACGAAAGCGAGCGGGGGGAACTCGTCCGCCTGCGGGCCATCGTGGCGAAACTCGGCGATGCGGAGATGGTCGTGCCGTGTCATTGGGAGAACACGGCGCTCGTGACAGACGGCGAATTGATTCCCCTCATCGACGCGACCGAACCGCGTTCTGAAATTGAGGCGCAACTCGGCGTTATCCGCCTCCGCGAACCGGGCGGCGGGGAAGGGGGTGGGAAGTGAACGAACTAACGGGCTGTAAGTGCTCAAACTGGGCACGGGAAGAGTCAATGCTATGGGAATCGCATCATCCGAACTGCAACTTTAACCGAGTACGATACGATGCACAGGTAGTCATCGAGCGATTCGTCCGCGCTATGGAGGCTTGGGCTCGTGATGAGGATGGCGAGGTTCATCCAGCCGCGTGGGACGTTTTCAAGTTTGGCAAGGCGTGTATTGTGGAGCCTTTGCCGCCGAATGCGGAGCCCGCGCCATGACCCCTGCTGAAATCAAGCAACTGGCCAAGGACGTACTAAAAAAGCCCTGCGGCCCATGGGAGAACTACGGCGAGGTGTTTCTCGGCATCGAGTACGACTCCATCGAGGACGCCGAAGCCGAGGCCCGCCGCCTGAACGCCATGCCGGGGCTGTTGCGGGCGGCGTATGGCTGGTTTCTTGAACCCAGCGACGACGTGGACGCTGAATTGCTAGCCCTCATCGCCCGCTGCAAGGCGCACCAGAAAGGGGAGGCGGAATGAGTAAGCCGCTGCCGAAAATCGAGAAGTGCCCGTTCCCGCCGTGTAAGGGGAAGGGCGTGTCAGCCCCATCAATCATTGGGGGATTTCTGGTCCGGTGTCCGAGGTGTTGCGCACGCGGCCCTATTCGCGACTACGAGCGCGCCGCTATCGCTGCCTGGAACCGGGCGCAGCGCGATGAGTGAGAAGCCCATCATATTCAGCGGGCCGATGGTCCGGGCTATCCGCGAGGGGCGGAAAACGCAGACGCGGCGGATTGTGAAGGGTGAAGTGAAAAGCAAGCCCGTTGATGTCCGTCGCCGCATTTACAACCTCGAAAACGACATAGAGGAGGTGAACGCCAATCTTGCCGATACTGACGCCCGTTTCTTTCGTCGCATTGCATCTCCCTATCGAATCGGCGACAGGCTGTGGGTGCGGGAGACGTGGGCTGAATGCACAGAATGTGGCGGTGTCGTATATCGAGTAAACGGCGAACATGCCAAGTGTGAGAATTGCGCTGATGGTTACGGTGGCCGCTGGCGACCCTCCGTCCACATGCCCCGCCGGGCTGCCCGCACGTTTCTCACCGTGACCGGCGTGCGCGTCGAGCGCGTGCAGGATATTAGCGAGGCGGATGCCAGCGCGGAGGGCGTGGAGCGCATCGCTTACGGGCCGTTTGAAATTGACGGGCATCCCGTGCATCCGATGACAAGCACATATTACGACGCCTTCGCCGCACTATGGACCTCCATCCACGGCCCCGGCGCGTGGGAGCGGAACGATTGGGTTTGGGTCTACGAAATCGAAAGGGGAAAGGCATGAAGCGCACACTGAAACCCCGCCCGGCGAACCGGCGGGAAATCGAGCGGGAACTTGAACGATGCGACTTCTTTGAGTCGGAAGGCCGCATGATGATGGCTCCGCTCCTACAGGTATCGGTATACCGCCAAATGCTTCGACTGTACGCCGAGGCCAAGGGATATGACCTCAGGGAGAAGGCGAAATGATGACCGCCGCCGAAGCCGAGCAAATCAAAGCCGCGCTGCTCGTTGAGTCGAGCCACCTGCGGCGCAAGGGACCGTCAACCCACTGCCTGACCTGCGACTGCCAGTTTCTACGGGCGCTGGACGCGGTGATTGATGGTGAGGCGCGCACCGAGCGTGTGTTTGCGTCGGCAGTCAAGTCAATACTAAGCATGGAGGCTGATTAACATGACCGCCGAACCGTGGACGCCTAACGAAATCGACTATGTTGAGCGAGTCAACGCGATGCGTGAAGAGCGGCCGGACTTCGCCGCTTGCCGCGCCCTCGCCACCATCCGGGCGCTGCAAGCCGAAATCGCCGAACTCAAAACGCCGAGCGGGTATTGCGACGGCGAGGGCGAAACCATATGGAAGCCTGATTCGCACGGCTTTGACCCGGCCACAACTGTATCCGACCTTGAAGACATGCTGTATCAAGAACTTGTTGACGACGGCGACACGTTCACATTTACACCGTACCGCAACCTGCCGCCTGAAACCTACATCGTCCGCTGGGTTCCGGACCCCGACGACCCGTACATACAGCGGGTGAAACTGGAGAGGGTGGAGCAATCGCAACATCCAATCGGCGATCTTCGCGAGGAGGCGAAATGACCGACTACATCATCGTCTTCGCTTGTGGCGTCATCGTCGGCGTGCATGTGGCCGTGATTTTGAGGGGGAAGGTATGACCAACATCATCCGCCGATGGTTCGGGCTGCCTGAATTGGCGACGTGCGGCATAGACCGATGCAAAATTGGCGATTGCAATAGGAAGGCGAAGAGGATATGGCTTGAGATGACGCCCGTTTGCGAAAGTCACTACTCAAGGCTTGAACGCGACTTCTACATGAAGCAAAAGGCGCGAGCCTATATGGAGAACCTTAAATGAACCAACTTGAACAACTCGAACAGCGCGTCAACGACTTAATATCCGACTATGGCCGCATCCAAGCCATAGCCGAAGCGGCTAACGCCCGTGCGGCCGCGTTGGAGGTGGCGCACGCCGACCTGATACTAGCAATGCAGACGGCGTTCCCGCCTGGCTGTGCGACCCGCGCCAAGCTGGACAAATTGGAGGTCAAGGAATGACCAACCTCATCGCCCACGGCGACCGCTTCAAACTCAACCTGTGGCTCTGGACAAACACGCCCATCCCAGCCAGGGCGTGGTTTGAAATCGCCTGCGCCAAGCACGAATACGGCGACTTCCACATGCCGACTAGCTACGCGAACAGCGTGATGGAAACACGGCATGCCGGGGCCGACGAGCATGGCCGAGCACGGGTACGGATTACCTTCATACGAGAATGGGCCGGTCAGCACGCAATACCGCTCAACGAGGCCACCTGCCGATGCAACGCCGTGGTGGAGCCGTGGGCATTCCCAGCGCCGGTGTATGTTATGCGGGCTAACGGGCGCATCTTTGCCTCAACAAACTTCCCGCTTGCACTAACTGAGCAGGCCCGCATCATCCCATCCGGCCAGCCCGTCGCACGCTCCAGTAAGTACCCTGCGCTGGCGGTCATCTACCAGGTCGCTTCCACATGACCTTAACTGACATCCTAGACCGGCTCGACAACATCAAGTCACAAGGCGACTATTACACCGCACGATGTCCAGCGCATGACGACCGAAAAAACTCGCTTTCGGTCAAAATGATGCCGTCTGGAAAAGTTTCAATCCAGTGTTACGCCGGTTGCGAAATCGGCGCGATATGCGAGGAAATCGACATCAAAAAATCCGATTTGTACCCCGACAAACCTGCCACGGGCCGAACTATATCAGACGTCTATCCGTACACAGACGCCGACGGCAACCTGCTATATGAAGTCGTGCGATATGTGCCGAAGGACTTTCGGCCGCGGGTGCCTGACCCCACGCAACGCGACGGCTACCGCTACAGCATGAAGAACACGCCACGGGTGCTGTTCAACCTGCCGGCGGTGCTGCACGCCATTGCGCATAACAAAATCGTTTTGTTCGTCGAGGGCGAAAAAGACGCCTTGACCGCACGGCAACACGGCATTACCGCGACCTGCATCGCCGGCGGCGCGTCCGCCCCGTGGATAGACGATTACACCGCCGTACTGTCCCAGGCCAACAAGCTGGTTATCGTGCCGGACAACGACGAGCCGGGGCGGAATTTCGCGCACCGCATCCAGAAGCAGCTACCCCACGCCGTCATCGTGAACCTGCCCGGCCTCACTGAAAAACAAGACTTGACAGACTGGCTACAGAAATCCACACCCTCCGATTTAATCGCCCTCATTCGCAACGCTTACCTCGAAAAAACCGCGCCACTGCCGCCTGCCCGCGACAATGAGCCGTTCCGCGCCCTTGGTTATAACTCAGGCCGGTACCATTTCTTCTCGCACCGCACGGGGCAAATACTGGACTTCTCAGCGGCTGCGTTCGGTCAGCGGACGACGTTCCTACAGCTTGCCGACCTCAATTATTGGTTCTCGACGCCATACGCCGACGATTCGGGCAAAATCGACTACACGGCGCTGGCCGATTACCTCATGAACTCGCTATGCCTGCCTGCCGGGCTTTTCGACGAGAACCGCATCCGCGGCCGCGGCGCATGGCTCGATGACGGCAAAACCATCCTCCACATGGGCGACCGGCTGATTATCGACGGCAAGCCAGTGGCCATTGAGGCGCATGTGTCTGACTATATCTATCCCCGCTCGGCTGCCTTGAAGCTACAACCGAGCGAGCCGTTGTCTGACGACCAGGCCAAGCGGCTTTTCGAGCTTTCTCGCGCCCTACGTTGGAATGAAGCCGCCTCGGCGTATTTCCTGGCCGGGTGGATAGCCCTTGCGCCGATATGCGGCGTGCTTCCGTGGCGTCCGCATATTTGGGTGTCGGGTCCGGCGGGTTCTGGTAAGACGACCGTGGTTAGCGATGTGATCGGCGCCATCCTGCAAGACCTTGCCATCAAGGTGCAGTCCGCATCGACGGAGGCCGGTATCCGGCAACTGATAGGCCAGGATGCGCTCCCGGTAACTTTCGACGAATGCGAACTCGACGACAAGCAAGGCCAAGAGACGATCAAGAAAGTCCTCGCCTTGGCCCGGCAAGCGTCCAGCCTTGACGCCGCCAAAATCGTCAAGGGCGCGCCGCTGGGCAAGCCGCAGGAATATCAGACCCGGTCGATGTTTTGCTTCTCCAGTATTTCCGTCGGCGTGACCCGGTCGGCCGACGAGACCCGTGTTGTCCACTTGGAGCTTGCACCGCCGGTGCGCTCTAGCGACCACTGGAAGGGCCTACAAGCCCTTATACGCGACATTTGCACGCCGGCCTATGGTGCGGCGCTTGCCGCCCGTTCCTGCGCCATGGCGCCAACTATACGCGCCAATAGCGAGACGTTCGCAGTCGCCTTGACCTCGCGCAAGGATCGCAGGTTCGGCGACCAGTACGGCGCCCTGCTGGCGGGCTGGTATTCCTTGATGTCCGATGCTGTCTTAACCATCGAGGAAGCGACCGAAATCGTCTATGAAATCCCGATGGAGTTTGACGCTGAAGCGGCCAAGCAAGAGACCGACGAAGCGAAATGCTTACAGTACATTTTAGACTATCGGTTGCGGTTCGAGCAGGGCGAGCGGTCTGTGTTTGAACTTGGCAAAATGAGCCGCGGACCGGCTGACTCGAACGAAGCAAAAGAAGCCGACGCCCTGCTCCGTCGCCACGGTTTGGCGTTTCGGGGCGAGATGCTCATGGTGGCGGTTTCCCATTCCGGTGTTGCTGATATTTTGCAAGATACACCATGGGCGAACAAGTGGGGGATATTCCTTGCACGGATTCCGGGCGCCATAACTGGGCGATCTGTCTCTATGGTCAAGATGGGCGGCATCCCCAGGAGGTGCGTTGCGGTGCCGGTAACACAATTTGAGGACGTCGGTGTTACCGATTTCGAGTTTCCAAGTGCTTACAATTAAAAGACTTAGCTGAGCGGTAACACGGTAACACCGTTTTCCCACAAGACGCACGTTATAGAAATTTGAAAAAACAATTTGATTGATAAAGTAATTTCTCCCCATGTAGGTATGTATATGGTGTTACCGTGTTACCTTATATTATATTTCTTTTCTAAAGATATATATATAAAGGGGTTAAGCCGGTAACACAAACGGTAACACCGCGGTAACACCGAGGCCATTTGGTGTTACCGCATCCGCAAACCCCGCAACGCATGGTCAGCGCAGAAAACTACCCGGTAGGGCGCCAAGCACCCCACCCCACGGAGATTAAGTAATGCCGAGCCGACCTTCCAAGATATGCACAGCGCCAGGCTGTGGCGTCGCTGTCCAAAGTGACCCGGCGCTACACACAGACGCCCACGGCCGGCCCGCTACAGCTACCCGGTGCCCACGCCATGCTACCCCCACCCATACCAGACCGGGTGGGGACAAGCGGCCATCGGCATACGCTCGTGGCTACGATACCCGGTGGCAACGCATCCGCATGGGTGTGCTGTGCGAGCGGCCGTTCTGCGAGGACTGTGGAGGCTTCGCCAACGAGGTTCATCACATAGTCAAGCTGAGAGACGGAGGCACGCACGACCCAAGCAACCTACTTGCACTCTGCAAGCCTTGTCACCAGAAGAGGACGGCGCGCGGGGAGTAGTGGAACAGGCTGTACAAAAATGTACACTTGCGGTCAAGTGGAGGGGGATAGGGGGATCAAATCTCTGGCCGGGGTTCGCCAGAC